CTTATCGGGCATGGGGCTCTGGGTTATCGGACGACTATTGAATATCCCCCCAAAAATTTCAAATATTATCGGACGGTTTCTGGCGGACGGTCTCCAGGAGCTCTCGGTTATCGGCCTTCAAAAGTTTTAAGAATTTTAAATAATTCTTGAAACTACTATCAGGGGTTTCGGGGCGTAGCAGCTGGACGGGATGGTGGATAAGGTAGGGATTCTGGACGGTTGCTACGCCCCCTGCCCCCTGGACGGGCTAAAAATTGATGGACAGGATATAAAATTAATATTGTTTGGCAATTGTCTGTCTAAGGGCCCTGGAATGGGTCTCTGGCGGACAGGATCTAAAAATTGCTCAAAATTTTTTAAAATTTGTTTAAAAATTTGTAATATTTGCTTGACCGTCTAGGATTCCCTATAAGAGGACGGGATTTAAGACGGGATGTGGGCTATCGGAGCGTCTGGAAGGGCTGTAAAGGCCGTAAAAGGCGTTTAAAAGGCTTTGAGGAGGTTGGGGTCTAACTCATTCTTCTCAAAAATTCCTAAAATATTCTTTACCCCACTCACTCCCACTCTGCCCCATTCTTACCCCCTCCCTAAATATTCTACTTATGGGTGCTGATCGTCATATCTTTGAAAGATTTAATTCAAATAAAGTATTCCTTGAAACTGGTTCTTTTCTTGGTGATGGAATAACAGAAGCCTTCCATGCTGGATACCGTAAGATTGTATCCATAGAACTTTCTGATTATTATTATAACCATTGTAAGAATCTTTTTAAAGATCAATCTTCCTTCATTCGTTTGTTTCATGGGGATTCGGGAAAGATACTGGGAGACATAATTTTAAAAATTCCTGAACCAATAACCTTTTGGCTAGATGGGCATTATTCTGGATCTGTTGGGCACGGTCTACCAGATACGGCAAAGGGAGATGCTGACTGCCCTCTCTTTGAAGAATTAAAACATATTTCTAAACACCCGATCAAAAGCCATACAATTCTCATTGATGATGTGGCTGAAGGAAAACTTTGGGATGGATACAGCCTTGAGAAGATAATGGTCAAAATTTTAGAAATAAATCCCAATTATAAATTTGACTTGGCAAGCCCACAAAATTTTAAACCAAACAGCGTATTGGTCTGTCGGGTGTAAACTTTTTATTCTTTTGTTCCATGTATTATGCCATGCTGTATTCTGGCATTTGGGAAGATTTTCTTTATTTCAGGAAGATGTGCGGCTGTTGACATGTTATTTTGCCAAGAGTCTGTCTTGGTTCTTTTGCCGACTCCTGACTTGTCCCCTTCGTAGACTGAAATAAATATTTTTCCACCCGGCTTCAAGGCTTGATGTGCCGTGCGTAGGGCTTCTTCTCTGTATTCTGGCTCCTTTATGACATTCAGAACATTGAACAGCGAGGCGGAGTCAGCTTTTTCCTTCCCTACTCGTTCCATTACTTCCTGATTATGTTCAGCGGTTCGGTTGTAGGGGTCAAAGACATGGGCATCGACTCCCAAATTTCCTAAAAAATCTTTGGCGTTGTCAAACTTTCCACCCCCGATATCAATATGGGTAGTGCCCTTTCGCCATCCCATTTTCTTATGAATGGTAGAATATGCTTCGGGGAGTTTGTTCTTGTTGATGCTGGTTGCAGCAGATGTAAACTCTTGAGCATCTTCAAGCAAAAATTTTTTAAAACTTTGCATGTAACTATTTATCGCTTTGTTGTGTCCTTCTCGTTGACTACAAGTGGGTAAGGGCTATAATAGGGGTATGAACAATGACTTTGCCTACCCGAAATACAAGCCTTGTGGGACTCGTAGAGTCACCGTCGATGGCATGGGTGTTGTGTTCCATGTCTATAAAAATTTGACGAGAAAAAATTCTGATGGTGATGGTGCGAGTGTGTTCTTTCTTCGCAACAACGCCAAAGTGAACAAGGCAAATCAGTTTGGCCTCAAAGTTTTCTATGATAAGGACGAAGCCTACTACTCTTGGCTGCGTCAGAAGAAAGCAGCCGATGCTGGTTTGGCTCCTCCAGTTGGCAAGATGTTCATGGTCGTGGGACGGACAGGCAAGGACAACTACTGGGGCTATCAGACCGCGATTGCCGACACCAGTATGTTCGACAAGTACAAAGACGACTTTGAACTTGAGCGACTAAAGCCTTTCAAAAATTTTGCAAGCAAGTTGCGCCGAATCAATGTTCCTATGTCAAAGGATCTCAAAAAAGATTATATGGATTTCAACAATTATGATCGTTTGCCTGAAAAACTTAAAGCCAAACTTGGTGATGATCTGCACGGCTACAACATTGGAATGTGGAAAGATGGTGTAGTCTGTATTGACTTTGGCGTAGAATCGGTTATAATTGACGACTAAAAGGAAGACAAGAACTAATGGGATACTCAGTTTCAACGATCTATGATATCGGACAGAAGTTTTCTTCGTCCATCGACCAAGGCTCCATGTACATGGAGGTGTCGTACACCAACCCCTTGAAGTTTGATCCTACGCTAACGATTATGGAGCCTCGCTCCGAAGCAATCGTGGAGCCTACGGTGTCGAACTATGTCGCAGCCACTCGCCCGTTCTTCATGGGTTCGTTTGATGGCTTTTGGATTCACAAGGTCTACTACAAGGGCAATCTTGTGATGACCGTGCAGACCGTAGATCAGGATATGTTCATCCCCGTGCAGCATGACCGCGTTGAGAGCGTGTCTATGGGCTATACGGAGAGCATTCCCTATGACGGCCCTGTGCGTCCTCCTGTGCCTTCTCCGAGCGTTGGAGCCATGCTTGGACTTGCTGCTCTTTTTGCCATCGGGCGCAGACGCTTCAATTAAATATCACAGATGCATTACGACATGCTCTTTTTCTCTACCCAAAAAGGACTGGTATCCGTTCTCAGATATAATTTTCCTTCGAAACTTACGAACCAATCACCCGGTTTCCAACCTTGGTATTGTATTGGACCAGGTGGGTGAGGAAATGACCATAATCGGGGACAAGATCCTGTTGGACAGACTTCCATGTATTTTTGGTATGCATTAAGCCGACTTCTCCATCCGCTTATTCTATTTTCCCAATCAAAACTAGATTCACCTTCTCTTCGTACAGGTTTTTCTCCCGGATGTGTTGGTGGAGTTGGTGTTGACCAATCAGGATCGGGTGGGGGTTTGCGTGGGCTTCTGCGAGGTGTGTTGCCTCCATCGGGTTGATCTCCTGGCTCTCCTTCAATATCGTTTACTATTGGTTGCTCCAATGGTTGTGGTCTGGCAGATTCGATTAGTCTTCCTCTGTTATATTGAAGATTATTTGAAAAATTTAAAAAATCTTTAAAATTATACATCCTTTTGTGCTTCCTTTTGTATATTTATTATTGGTCTAACGTATAAATAAAAAGTGAACCAGCAAGGCATTCCATACATTATTCCTCTTTGGGCATTCATAGGTATTGTCTTTGCGCCTGCGCTTGGACTGTTTGTTGCAGAGGTTCTGATATGGTTTCGCAAACATAAAAATAAATACTGATACGGGCATTAACTCAGCTTGGTAGAGTGCTTGCTTTGGGAGCAAGATGCCGTTGGTTCAAATCCAGCATGCCCGATTAACTATGTGTAACAAAAATAATAACAGAAATTTAAGAAGAAAAAAAGTAAAACTTTGGTATGTCAATTTTATGAAAGAGCAAAAATGTGCTCATTGTGGTATTGATGATCACAGAGTTTTAACTTGGCATCACTTAGATCCCGACAAAAAATTTGATCGTATAGCAAATATGTTATCTTGTTATTCGATTAAAAGTATCCTTGCAGAAATTAGTAAATGTATATGTTTATGTCGTAACTGCCATGCGATAGAAGAATATGAAACAAATGGAAAAGTAAGGAAAAAAGAGTTGCCTGCGGCTACTTTTGATATATAATATGACTATGAAAAATCTAATGAATAAACTTGCAATTCCGTTTGCCGTTTTACTGTCGATAAACATTATTGGTTTTGTATACAATAAAAATTACGAGGGAGCGGTTATTGGTAGCATTATTGGAATGATTGTTGCTTTTTTGGCTACAGAAATTCGTGCTAAGTTTGATTGATATGCGGTCCTGTCGTCTAGTCGGTCTAGGACACGGCCCTTTCAAGGCCATAACACGGGTTCGAATCCCGTCAGGATCATTATGAACAACATAGAAACAAAAATCAGAGAAATGGCCGATAAGTGGAGGCATGCAAATTCCGAAGTTTATGATGTGTGCAGAGATGCTGCTGAAGAACTTCGTATCCTTCGTCTTCAACTTCAGGCTGCAAACCGTGAGTTGGATCTGTACCGTCATATGGACCGCCCACATTATTATCCAAATATTCCTGAAAAGGAGTATAGAGTTACTTGTGGTACGAATGTTCTCGGATGGGGAAAAGGAAAAGACGAATGAACCCTTTTGTTGAAAATCATCCCGATCAGATCGACAAGTTGATTCAGGATTATCCCGTTGTCTTTCGTCACATGGATACCACGACGTTCTCAAACCTTCCTGCTGGCTGGTACACGATCATGGACAACCTCTGCTCTGATCTCACTCCACTTCTTGAGGAAGCCCTCCAAGAGAGTCCTGAGACTTCTGAAGAGCCTCTGTTCAGCATTCTGCAGATCAAGGAGAAGTTTGGTGGTCTTCGGTTTTATTATACGATGAACACCAAGAACGATGATCTCTACAGAAAAGTTCAGGCAATGGTTGATAATGCCGAGGACGCTTCCTACGAGACTTGTCAGATCACGGGAAAGCCCGGTGTTCTGTGCAAGAGCGGTAGTTGGTATATGACTCTCTGCGAAGAGTCTAGAATCTCCATGGGCTTCAAGACCATCGGCAATGGATAACAGAAACCTAATTGACCACTATAAGTACTGGACAGACGATGCAATTCGTGCAGACTTGGATGTACGCCGTTTTAATTATTCAGTTGTTTGTTGTAATATTGGCAATGATTTTAATATTGCAACCGTTATTCGTAACGCTAATGCGTTTCTTGCGCAGGAAGTTGTGATTTATGGTAATAAGAAGTATGATCGAAGGGGCACGGTGGGTACTCACCATTATAGCAATTTTCGTCATGTCAAGTGCATTGATTCTCTTGGAGACTATCTGTGGGAGCGAAGAGAGCGACATGGAGGACAAGTTCGACTATTGGGAATAGACAATATTCCCGAGGCAAAGGATGTCAATGCCTTTGACTTTGATCCGAGTGTTCACTATGTCATGATCTTCGGGCAGGAGCAGATTGGCGTTCCTATGGACGTGCTAAGTATGTGTGATGACGTTCTCTACATTCCCCAGTACGGGTCTGTGAGAAGCATCAATGTTGGTTGCGCAAGTTCAATCATAATGAACAATTACTGCGCTAAAATTCATTCCTCTGTGGTGTAACGGTAACACGGGAGACTTTGGATCTCTCTTTCTAGGTTCGAATCCTAGCGGAGGAACTTCAATTAAAGGAATTATTATGAAACCTATTGGTAAATGGATTGTTGCTTCGTCTTTGATTGGTGGTGAGAAGAAGACCTCTGCCGGTATTATCTTTCAGGAGAAGTCCAAGAGCAAGATCATTCCAGCAAAGGTGATCGCTGTTGGAAATCAACTTACAGAGGATATCCAAGTTGGTGATGTTATTTGGTGGGATGTGAGCAAATTAAAAGATGGTTTCCGAGGAAACCATCTAGTTCACCAAGACTGGGTTGAGTTGGTTGAACGTTAAAGACTCAATCGTTCATTTGCTCTGCTACGAAGATAATTAGTTATTCTGTCAAGATATCCTAAGTTTCTTAACTCTTTAAAAATTAAGTTTCCTTGGGAAAACTCACCACCGCTTTTTATTGCTTCGGAGCGCATTTCTCTAAACTTCTTTTTTAATTTTTCAAATGCTGAGTCATCGGCATTTGAATCAATCAAGTTGTTTATTTGATCAATATAATCTTGCACCTTTTGCAAGGTGTAAACATCATCTAAAGTAATATCTTTATATACTGGTTCTGTTAGCCAAGTATTTTGTCCAATGCTAAAAACACCTTGGTCTTGAACAAAGCCGTCATTCATGTCTTGTGCATACACCTCTACTGGTTGATCGTAAATTTTAATGTCATGTGTCAAGGACCACAATTGTTTTTTATCTTTTAGATATTCATCTATGTACGCTGGGCAATCTGGAATTGCATCCACATCAATTAGTAGATGTAGATCTATATCTGACTTTGGCGTATAATTGTAGTTTGCATTTCCGCCGACTAATATCATGTCTTTGATTGCTTGGACTGGTATCTTGGCCCATTCAGCCCAGGCATTACCTATCTCAATTAATTTTTCTCTAACTTCTGTTTTAAGATCAAAGCCTTCCCAAATTTTTGGATTTAAAGTTTGATGATATTCCAAAGTAGATTTTATTTCTTCCGACATAAACAAAGAAAAGGATGGAAAAACTCCTTCCATCCTTTCCTTCTTTGAGATTTCAATTGCTGATAGTTGTGATATGGCTTTCTTCTTGGTTTTATGCTTTCCTAAAACTTTTTTACCAGAAGAATCAAGTACGTACCATTTTTCTCCAACTTTTTTTAACATAACGATCAGTCACCAGTAAAGTTATTTGGAGATGGTCGGTCATATCCAAGGTCTCTGGGGCTTAATTTTGCTTGACCTTCTCTATATTTTTTGATTGCTTCTGGTCCAACTCTCAAAGCTCCTTCGATAGCATTTTTGTCGGCACCCATGTCTAACAATTCATCTGCTAAATGGTGTTCTCCCATTTTGAATCTACTCAAAGTACGATCAAAATTGGTAGCCGCATCTCCTCTTGGCATTTTTTGCCATTGTCTATGCATAATATTGATGTGCCCCATATACTCATCCCAAGATTCATTTAATTTTGGAAATCCACCGTAAAAAATATTTCCATCAGTTATAACAGTACCCTCTTTGACAACTCCCTTTTTCTTAGAAAGTTCTTGTCTGATTTTGGCTCTTCTATTTTTTAGATATTGATCTGTTTCCGTGTTTGGCTTTCCATCATTATCAATATCATCATCTTCTTTTCCAACTGGATCTAACTTAGAAGCTTTTTTCTTTTCAACTTCTTCTTGCTTTTTCTTTAACATTTTTTCAAGAAGATATGCACGCTCATTTAATTTTTCAAATAAGTGTTTATAATATGCTTCAGTATATTCTTTTTTATTCATTGTATTATCCTAGCATTCTTTGGCTGCGAAGTAGTTGATCCAATCTGGTTCTTTGCCAGTTTTGTGTTGCGGTTTGAATATTTTGCCATGATGGTTTGTCGGCTGCTTGTCTTCCAGGAACATCTGGATTATCATACCACATTCTCAATAATTCTTCTTGTGCTTCTGCAGACTGAGGGGTTAATGCAAATCCTTGCAAAGGAATAGCCATATCAAATTGTTGAGTTGGTTGTTGTGCTTTTTTAAGAGCTGCTACTCCACCATGTTTTTTTTGTGCTGCCAATTCTGGGTCAGGAATTCCAAATTGAGACTTCAATGAAAATCCTGTCATTGGATCTTGACCTGGCATAACTGGTTGTTCGTTTGGATCTGCACTCATTCCTCTCTTAGACTTCTTCATTCGTCCACTTTTAATATTTGGATCCATGTTTTGTGCAGAATGTCCTACACCATTTTGTGCCATCATTGGCTGTTCGTTTAAAAAGTTTATAAATGATTGTCTTTTTAAGTAATTTAATTTTTCTTGTAATTGCTCTTTTTGTCTTTGTAGTCTAAGACAACGCAATTTTTCAATATTTTCTAATATACTCATAAAAATATTTATACAATAAAAAAACCCGGTTTTTCAGATGCGGGAAAACCGGGAAACCCCACTGCTTTAAGCAGCCATTGCCATTTCGTTGGCAATTAAATTTGCAACTGTTGTTTCACGTTCCTCGTTGCCAGTAACGGGTATCTCCTTCTTCAATACTTTACGACAGTCGAAGCCATTTCAGCCCCTAGATGATCTGAAGCCTAGGACTTCAGATCGTGCCCCGCTGCTACGAGGACTTGAATCGCCATCTCTAAGGAATTGCAGAATCCTTCGATTAGGCTAATGGAGCCGAGGGGAATCGAACCCCTGTGTTGCCGCATTTCTATCCATTATCAACAATACCAAAGCGTAGTGGAGGACTTGAACCTCTGTTGCTCTGTATCAAATCACCCCTTGCAAGTAGGCGATTCTAGTCAGCGTTAACTGAACTACGCATAGAACTATTTATATGTCTTTGTAATCAATTCCTTGAATTGCTCTTGATTTATCAAATGTCCAAAAACTTGCAATTGTGTATCTATTTCCATTTAAAACAGGTGTTACTCCATGTCTATGATTGCAATCTCCAAGATGCACCGCCAATTTTCCAGCCTCTGGAGTTATTTCAAAATTATGTTCAGGATAATAAGTTTTTCCACCTTCGTAGTTTGTGTTGAGATATATTATACAACCAAAATACCTATGTCCAAATACTTTTTGTGTTTCTTTGCTATTTGTTTCTGACATGTCATCACAATGAGGATCTTGTGACATTCCTGGAAACCACCTTACAACATCCATTCCATCTGGATAAATGGGTTTGTTTAAATTATATTCTTTTTCAAATGTTTGTTTAATTTTTAATATTGTATTTGTTAGAATGTTTTTTAATTCTTCTGGCAAAGAATTATAGTTTACTAATCTTTTATCCCAGGCATTATCTGGGATTGATCTCCACAAATCTGTGGTTTCACAAAAAGTAACAAACTTATTTACTTCTTCCTGGTTTAAAAAATTATTAAATGTTTTTGCTTGAAATTGTTTTTCAGTCATTTTTTTCTTCTTTCTTTAAATTTGCAAAGGGGCACCCAATGATAGATCTCTGGTGGTTTTTAAAAATTTTATTTTCTTCAATATTTTCTACACCACGTGTATAATAACCATGTTGTTTTTGCACTTCAACCATTTCTTCTCTTTTTTTAACCCATTTTATATGTTCTTTGTAGACTTCATCTTCTGTAGTTAATGTTTCGTCTTCTGCTTTAAAATTTTCAAGGTAGTTTCTTGGAATTGGAAATAAAGTTGCGATAGGTTCGCCTTTAATAAATTTAACAGTCATGTTTGGTTCTGTTATTTTCCAATTCAGCGTAAAATTATAAGGAATCCAATCAGTTTCAATTATTGCCTCAAGTGCTTGAGCACCATGTTTAAAATAATTTGTTGGCCCTTTAACATATAAATTATTTTCTGTTGAAGTACGAATAATATAACTCATTCCAGAAAATGTTATGATGCCACTTCCAAAATGTGATGATATTAAATTGTATTTTGTTATATATTCGTCGTGGGGATTTCCTTCTTCGGGATAAAATTTAAAATCAATTGCATTGGTGTGGCTGATGTTTCCATTCCAAGTAGCTTCAAAAGTCATCGGACACAATATATGCCACCCATACCCATTTGCTACACTCAATGGCAAACATTTATATGCATGGCCGTTGTTTACTTCCATCCAGTCTCGTCTTCTTGAAGGAAGATCAATTTTTAAAATTTCATAATGATTTGGAAAATTTAATTTTTTAATGTAATTACTCATAATTTATTTTTGATGTAGTTAACATATTTTTCTTGCATATTATTTGTCTGCAATTGTTCTGGTAAAACTTTAAAAGCGTTTGAACCAAAATAATGAAAAATATTTGGTTTAATGTTTTCCAGAATTATTTTGTTGTTTATAATTTTTTCATTAAACAATCCTTCACCATAACAAATATCAGAACAATCAAAGACATCCATATTTATATCAAGCTCATTAAACGCCATTTGAACAGCATACTGTTCTGCCAAATTAATAAACCATTTATATTTTTCATCTGGCAATAGTTTTTTTGATTTTAAATCTAACAAATTATAATGTTTTATTGCAAGACTATATAAAGTTGGATTATTTAAAATTGTGGAGGTTTTTATTATGTGTTGACCACCACATACTCCATTTTCTCCGAGTACAGTTACAACAGGTTCAGAATATCCTTCTTTTAAACAATATAACTTTTTTTCTGTTGGCTTGTACTTATCAAAAAAGTAATCTATTGAAGTTCTGTAAATTACATCGCAGTCAATTGAAAAA